GCCAGTCCGCTGGCTCATATCTGCCAGGTCGCCTCCCATATCGGAAAAGACCTTAGCAGCTCCAATCAGCGGTGTGACAACGCCTGCACCAAGCCCAGCGAGCTTGGTACCGATGGAGGTGATTCCCTCGCCGAATGCTTTCAGCTTCTTCTCGGCGGCTTGTAAGCCTTTGACCATCCGGCTGTCTTTGGTGTACAGCTCGACATAAGCGGCCCCGGCTCGAATCCCTGACGACAATCCCATCGCTTAAGTTGCCTCGCTCCGGTTAGTGACAAAAACCTGTTTCAGTACGCTGATCCCAACCTTGGCGATTGAGACCTGTGGCTTTCGAACATGGGGATTGAAGTCAGCAGGTTTGTAGGCCCGCGTCTTTTTCGAGTCGCGATGGAGGTTGGCCAGCAGCGCAAGCACGCTGGACGTGTGAGCCCAGGCTTGGCGGCTGCGGGCCTCGCCCATCGCGATCAGCTCCCGGAGCGTGAATGGACCGGGGTGGATTCCGAGGATGCCGGCGAGTTGCCAAATGAGGCGATCAATTTCGTCGCTTCGGCTTCCGGATCGATCGTCTCGAGTAGTGTCTCGGCGTGCGTCAGCAGTCGTTGCCGTACCTTCCGGCCCGCGTCGATCACCTTCCTCAGTCCGGCTCTCGCGCGGGCATCGGGGAAAAAATCGATCAGTTCCTCCACAAACGCATCGGCTGCCAAGGTAATCGCATCCCCTGCCAAGCCACGTCCAAACTCCTCGTCCGTGATCTGTTTGGCATCGGCTTCCTCCTTGACCAGGCAGAAGAGTACGTCGGACAGCTGGACCGGATCGCTAACGAGTTTCCCAAGCGCCTGAAAGCCATCATCCACGAGCTTGTAGAGATCGATACCCACCAGCCCGCGCACCCGCTTCACAGCAGTCACGTTGACCTGAATCGTCCAGGTGCGCCCTGCGTTATCCGTAAACGTTCGCATCGCTACCTCCTTGATTAGGTCGTAGTCATCCAGCTGGGCGGATTGGTCGAGTAGGTCGGCTTGGCTGTGACGCTGACCGTGATCGCCTCTTCCAGCGGCTCGTTACGACTGAAGCTGGTGACCATGAAACTGGCCCGTAGACCTTGGGATCCGGGGCTGGTCATCGGACCATCCATGACCGCCATTTCGATAGGAGTCTTGTTGAGGAACGCATCGCGAATCGAAGTAAAGTCGTCGTCCGCCGAGTCCCAAACCATCTCGAACTCAATCGAGCCGTCTTTGAGCGTAGCGACGGTGGCCCGCCAGCCGTTATTGCCGCGCGTGGTCACGTCCGCTTCGCCCGCCTCAAGGTTGAGCGTGACGTCGCGGACGTTGGTGATTTCGTTCCAAGTCGCACTGGCAAACGTGCCTGTATTGCGAAAGAGTTTGGCATCCAGCCCGAGTTTCACTGCCATTTTTACTTACTCCTGATTTACTTGACGGAATTGGCCCAGAGCTTTTCGAACTTCGGCAACTCACGCTGCATTGCTGGCCCCATGAATGGTCGTGCTGCATACCTTGCTCGTCGCTTTCGCTTCTTGCTTTTCACCACTGCTGCGCCACCGAGTTCATGCAGCGAAGGGACCGTCTTGCGATCGCTCCCTTCCAGCCTCGAACCATTGAGCTTGAGTGGCCCGACTACAACGCTACGGTTTCCGGGGTCGAAGACGAACCAGATGTTTTTGAGCGTGGCGACGCGGTCTTTCGAATGAACGCTGGGGGGCTCCCCCGGTGGCGAAGTGGACTTGCGACGGCGGAGCGACGAACGAGCTGAAGTGCGAATGAAACTGCCAGCCTTGGACAGGTTTTTGGCAGTCGCTTTTCCCACAGCGTCGATAACGATCTGGCGATCGAAAAACAGCTTTTTCTTTTCAAAGCCAACCATCATGGTGCGGTGTACCCCTGTGCGTTGATGTAAACCGCAGCACCCGTGGTGATGCAGGCGAAGTTCAAGGCGGTATTAGCTGTGGTTTTGATCGGATTGGTGAAGATGATTTCCGCCATCGGGGCATTGGCTGGTAGATGCCCACGCCAGATGATCGTGGCCCCATCTTTGAGAACGATCTCGGTTGCGACCGCCGAGTTATTCGACAGCTGCATGGAGGTCACGTAGCGCCGCAGTCCGGCACCCGCTGCTGCCGACAAAACCACATCGGTCGTGTTGATCACGCCCCCAGCGGCCGATGCGTACGACCATTCCAGTTCTGGGATTTGCCAGGGACGAGTGACGAGCACACCTTGTAGCGTCGATACCAGATCTGCCACATCGCCCGTAGCGACGCTTGCGTAGGCAGTCGTCAAAGCTCGGGCTGCAATTCGAACCGGGTTTCCCGCGACAATCGCATCGTGCGCGGCTTGTCCAGCGACGTTGGCCGTGACCGTTCCGATATTGGTGCTGGATGCGGTTGCTCCGGTGAGCACGACACCCAGTCCCTGTCCGACTACAGTCTGTCCTCGGCCAGCGGTGATTTCGCTGGTGAGTTCAGCGTAGTCCTGGCAGTTGATGAACTGCGACTGCAGTGAAATGCTCGCAGCAGGCGCAGCAGCTAGTGCTATCAGCCCAGAACCTGTCGTATAAGTTCCGCCAAAGACCGTGCCAGTAAGATCGAGCGTGTTGGCGTCTATAACTGTCGCCGCGTAGTTACCTCGGACCGCAGCGCCGCTGTTGGTAACGCCAGTGAGATATTCGACCCAAACCGTCGGGTTTCCGGTGTAGCCATGGGCGGCGGAAGTAAGCCGAATGACGTTTCCTGGCCCAGCGACCGCATTGGTTACCGCCCTGAAGCCTTGATGATTCATGGAGCGAATGCGCAGCTTGTAGACGGCCGTCGGATCAGGGATCTGTTGGTGGCGGACGTAGGAATTGCTGCGACCTGTCGTGGCGTCGAGTGTTCGCGAGTGGAAATAGCATTCGTCCGAAAACGGCTCGAGCTCGATGATCGAATAACTGGCGGTGGTCACAATGGCCGAGGCGGCGGAAGCAAGTGGCGCAAGTCCACCGTTTTGCACGTAATACAGCATGTTTGTCACGGTGGCATTGGCTGCACCACCAATGTCAACGAACATGCTGTGTTTGCCGTCCGGAATTCCGGTGATGGGATCGACCGAAACGGCTTCGATAATGTGGTGATTGTTCGCTTGTCGCGTGGCTCCACTGGTTAGAGCGACCATGGCCCGGAACGGAATCGTGAAGCTCTCTTTCGAGAGTAGCTCTGCAAATCCGCCAGCGGTTGTGCCAGAAGCGATGGTCAGCACTCCAGCCGAGACGGTAGCTGTCGTCCCGCCACTGGTCACGATGTCCCATTGGTCCGTTAAGGGGCGGGTCCAGGAGTCTCGGAACTTCTTTTGGATGGACTTCACCTTGAGCATGTCATCGGCAGAGTCGAAGCCGGGGAGCTCGTTGGAGACGCCTCTCTCGCTGGTGAACCTGAGCCGGTAAGGGCCAACATCAACGGTTGTCATTTCGCTTGGCCTCCTTACCTGTACTTCCGATAGGTCAGCGTGATCACGCTGGTAAACTGCCGAAACTCCTGCAGATGCTCAAGCGCATAGACCGGAGAATTGGCTACCTCCATACACCGCACGTCCGGCAGCGTGGAAAGCGGACTGAGCCGCAGGTGATCGGCGATCTCCTCAACGAGTTCCATCAGCTCATCCAGATTGGTGAGCGTTGGATCGGTCTTCTTCTGCACCGCCACATCGATCTCGAAATCGAAACTGTCGCGATTGCGATCGAGTGTCTTGCTGGTCAGCGACCGGGGCACGACGCTGACGCGCAGGGTCGACATCGCCGATAGTTCAAACGTTGGCTCGTAATGCCGGACCGCCGAGAGCGGCTGACTGAATGCAGTGGCATTCAGTTCCGCTGTCACGGCATCTGCGATGGCAATAATGCTGGCCGGCATTACACGACTCCTACAAACTTGGTGTGAATCCGCAGCAGCTTTCCGAACGGATCACTGAACCGCCAAGGTGGCTCGCCACCGAAAGCCATCACTTCGTAAATCGAGGTGACTGCTCCAGCGGTGTCCAAAACACGATCTCCCCGCTCTGGCACGATCTGCACCGCGCTGAGCACCAAATCCGCTGCTTGAATCAGGAAGTCCCGGTCGGTCCATTCCATGCGGACTCCGCCGTAACCGTCATCGAGTTTCAGCAGCGTTCGCCCGATCGTCGCCTGCACACTCACCTGCGCCGCAACGCGCTGGTAAACGACCTGACGCGAGGCTTGCTGTTTGAGCTGGTCAGCGAGCCAGGCTTGTCCGTCTTGCAGCAAGTCAGCCATAAAGCACCTGCCACTACGTGTTGGTGTTGGGAGGTGTCTTGGCGTTCTGCTCCATCAGCTTCAGTAGCTGCTTGTACTGATCGAGTAGCTGCTGGAACTGGTCCTCGGTTAGCAGCGTGTCTCCACGACCTTTGCGGAACTGACGAATGGCCTGCAGCAACAGCGGGATGCCGTATTGCAGTCCTAGCAGCAGGAGCACGCTGGACGCTGCACTGGTAGCGATGACCGTGCCCGTGGTCCAGGTTTGTCCGCTTGGAGGACTTGGTTCAGGTCGCGGCAACTCTGGCTCGCGAGGCGTCGGCTTGGGAGCCGGGCGATCGATAATCGAGTCAATCAAATCGTCCTGCACCTGAGCGTGGGCCAGCAGGTTCAGTGGCACGCGAATCGGATCACCACTGGTTGTGGATGGAACCTGAAAGACGTCGCTGACATCCGATTCTTGGCAACTTACCTCCCGAACTCCCGCAGGCAGGCCTTCGAGCGTCGCCGGAAGTTTGCCTCGCATGGCACTGAGCAGAAACGGTGTTGATTGACCGAGCCCCTCACCGCCGCCTGCCCACGTCAGCAGACCCACAACCCGCGGACCGTCATCCGTGTAATCGATTAAGCTCGAGCCACTGCGGCCGCCGATGGCTTCGGGTTTCCAGGAGAGAATCTGCCCTTCCTTACGATTGAGCCGCAGCACCTGAAGGCTCGGCCATTCGCAGCGGGGGCAGCCAAAGGTGGTAACACCGGACTGGACGCTGGGATAACGATCCGCCAGCGGAATCGGCGCAACGCCTCGCGCAAACTCCGCACTGCATTTCAGCAAGGCGAAGTCCACACTGGTCCCACGGCCATATCCCGAGGCAATGATCGTCCCGGTGCCTCGTTCACTGCTACCGTCCGCGTTCCACCTTTCGACGTTGACCACTCGGCCACGGGTAGTTCCCGCGACGTGAGCATTGGTAAGCACGATGGCATTCCCAGCCGCATCACGACCAACGACCGTACCGCTACCGCAAACTCCACTGACGGTGACCCGAACTGTGGCGCGAATCACCTGCTCAAAGCGATCGCCGGCCTGGGCTTCTCGAGGTTCATCGAGCTGATGATCCTCTACCAGAATCTGTTCACGCAAAGGGTCGAGAACAATGTTCCCGACTGGACGCGTGTCTTGACGGAAAGGACTGCGTACGATTCGTGATGCTTGGCTGTTATCGCAACTGCCATCCACACAGATTGGCTGCTGAGCCAATCCAGCAG